GTGGTTATCTCCCGCCAACTGGCAACCATTAGCGAGCGGTTGGAAGCAACCACTGTTCATTTCTCCGCAATGGAGCGCAATCTCGAACTGGCGATGGAACTGCTGGAGAACTGCTTCGAGGCGTACCGCCGAGCACCTGACGACCTGCGACGCAGATTCAATCAAGCATTCTTCGAGAAGATCTATGTTGATGAGGACGGCGACGCGTTGGGAGCGCTCGCGGAACCGTTCAGCACCATCCTTGAAAATCGAGTCGGGCTTCGAGCCCTAGATAGCAAAGAACCCCGTGCCTTGATTTCTCAAGCACAGGGTTCGCAAGAGCGACATTTGGTGCCCCTGGAGGGACTCGACGCCCCGGCCGTGCCGCCGCCACAGTGGGCGGTGACTTGAGCTCGGGCCTCCACGTGTGCCCACTGCGTCGGACTGCGGGCCAGGGACCCCCGGGATTCGAGGGGCCACCCACGAGAACGAAATTGAAGAAGGCCGCTGGCGGAGGTCTCGACAAGCTCGACCCGCGGTTCCAGCGGCCTTCTTCAATTTCGTGCCCCTGGAGGGACTCGAACCCCCAACCGTTTCCTTAGGACGGAAACGGTTGTAGAATTGAGGTGTGGCGCGAACCCCCGAAATAGGCCAAAGTAGTCAGCATTCAGGCCGAAAACGACCTATCGACTTCGACAACCACCCGATGACCATCTATGGTCGTATGTGTGCACTTATGTGTGCACTAGATGAGCGGAAGATGTAGCGGATGCCGAAGAAGCGAAGCACGGGCGACGGCGGGCTCTACTTCGATAAGAAGCGCAAGCTCTGGAAGGGCGTGGTCGACCTCGACACCTGGCCCGATGGTCGCCGTCGCCAGAAGACCGTCACATCGAAATCGCAGGCCACCGCAAGGGACAAGCTCGAAGCGCTCAAAGCCGAGATGGTCAAGTACGGCTCCCCGCTCGATCGCACCACGACCCTTCGTGACTGGTCCGCCCACTGGCTCGAGACCGTCCAACGGCACAGCCTGACACCCAACGGACTCAAGGCTTACGAATCGATCACACGGAAGTGGATCGTACCCAAGCTCGGCAACAAGAAGGTCGCAGACCTCAAACCCTCCGACATCCGCCTCGTCCTCAAAGCTATCCGAGACGCCGGCCTAGCCACGGGCACCGCCCGCAAGGCTCACACGGTCATGGCGGGCATGCTCGAGTCGGCACGTCTGGACGGGCTGGCGGAACGCAACGTCGTGGAAGACGTGACCCCGCCTGTGGTTCTTACGAAGGCCCGCGGTGCGCTGCCCACGGAACATGCGTTCGCCGTCCTCGAAGCGGCAGCACGCCTCGAAGACGGCACACGCTGGTGGGTGGCCCTGCTCGACGGACTACGCCAGTCCGAACGGCTCGGCGCGCGTCTGGACTCGCTGGATCTGGACGCAGGCATCCTCAACGTCGATTGGTCGCTTGTGGAGGTCAACTCGGAGCACGGGTGTGGTGAGTACGACAACGGCTGGCCATGCGGCAAGAAGCGCGGCGGCTCCTGCCCCGATCGTCGGTTGAAGTTGCCGGACGCGTTCGAGCACATCCACCTGTGGGGACGACTCGCGCTCAAGCGCCCCAAGTCCGGCAAGCCCCGACAGGCGCCCTTGGTTCCACCGCTTGTGGAGGCCCTACGCCGCTACCTCGCTGCGACGGCCGACCGCCCGAACCCTTACGGACTGATCTGGCGCAAACCGGACGGGGAGCCCTACCTACCGGGCGAAGACAACCAAGCCTGGCGTGACCTTCTGTTCGACGCTGGCATCATCACTTCGGAGCAGCGCAAGGAGCCGAAGGACCGTAAGGAGGGCACCGTCGACATCCCCACGACTCACTGGGCGCGACACACCACCGCCACGGTGATGATGGAGCTCGGCATTGATACGAAGGTGATCGGCAGCGTCATTGGCCATGCCGATGAGAAGACGACCCGCGGTTACCAGCATGTCTCCGACCAACTCGCACGTTCCGCGTCGAATGCGGTCGGAGGGCACTTCGCAAAGGCACTCGAGGCAGCTAGCGAAGTTCATCCGCCTCAGCGATAACGTCACTGAGGCTCAAGCCAAGCGCACGGCACATATCGTCAAGCTCGTCCAGTGTGATGAACCGGTCGCCTCGCAGGTACGCACTGATTTGTGTTTGCGAAAGTCCAACCATGTCGCCCAGGTTTTGCTGGGTCAGGCCTTGGTCTTTCACTTCCCGGTCAAGGACGTACGCGATGGCGCGCCCGAGTGGTCCGGGTGCGCGACGAGGACGTGACGACACGCAGGCAACGTACAGCGCTCCGTCAGGCTTCGATTGTCACTAGCATCAATAGGTCAAATGGCATATCGTCATCCCCAACGCGAGCCGCTCTCAGCCCGGCCATTGTCGGCATAGTTGAGTACGCTCGCACTGAGCATTCGCTTTGACTTCCTCGTACTAGATCCCGTACCCCGCTTGTCCTGTCGAATGGCACGACAACCTTGGGCGGGAACGCGATGAAGCGAATTACGGACGGCACACCACTGCACAAGGTTCTTCGGGCAATCCGTGAGGACGACCCCGGCACGACGCTACTTTTTGAGCGTTATCTCCGCGAGCGAGCGATACGCGGTGGCGTCATCAGCTCCCAGGGCGTTGGCGATCGACAGGAAGTGATCTACGGTGAAGTCAGCCCTGTTGCTTAGCAGGTTCTTGATGCTGTTCTCTGGAATTCCTGTGCGCTGTGACAAGTCAGCGTAGGTGACCTTCTCTGTTTGAAGCACCTGGAGTGACTTGAGGTATCGCACGGCGGCGTCGTTCCGCTCGCTCTTCTTCTGCTTTCCGGCCATTCCGACACTTTAATGCATATTTGGGACACGAAAGTGTCCCCTTGTGACTTCAGCGGTGGTATGGGATAAGCGCGACCCCCCGAATGGGGGCATACGTTAGTGTCCTGCTAGACACTAGAGTGTCTTATATGACACCGAGCGATGAGGCCAGATTCAGGGTAGACGTAGAGAGCTACCGAATTGCAGCCGGTATGAGTCTGCTCAAACTGTCTCTCCTGTCGGGCATCGGACGCACCGCCTTGCGGGTCAAGCTTGCCCGGCCCGGAAAGTTCTCGCTCGATGAATTCGCCATCATCGCGAGCATCTTGAACATCCCCAGCGACGCTCTCGAGCTAACACGGTGAGCGAGATCCTGGCGTTCCCGCCCGAGCTGCTGACCCGCAAGACAGTCGCGTACATGCTCTCCACCTCCGAGTGGGGCGTCCGAGAGCTGGTGCGCCTCAACAAGCTCACCGAAGTCCAGGACGGCGGCAAGTGGGCAAAGTACCGCCTCACCGATGTGCGCGCCTACATCGCCTCCCTTAGCGAGCGCATGACCGGTTGACCCCCGTCCCTCCACAGCAATCCCACCAATAAAAAGAGCCCCTGCGGAAACAGGGGCCGTAGCGAAAGGCAAACCTAAGTGCCAACCACTGACAGTAAGACTACCGGATCAGCGTTCACCAAACCGATGATCACCCGCCTGCGTGCCGCCGCAGACTACATCAACATTCACGGCTGGACACAAGGGGCTGAGAAGAACGGTCAAGGGCAGGTGTGCCTCACTGGGGCCATCCGGTATTGCGCCCCCGTCGACGGGGATGTGTACCTCATCCGCGAAGTCCTCCGCAAACGGGGCCGCGCCGAAAACTGGAACGACGACGACGGCCGCATGGCGTCGGAAGTGACGAAGTATCTCACCACCACCGACATCACCGACAAAGACCTCGAAGAAACGTTCGGCCCACAGTGGGCTGAGATCGTCGCGTCTGTGCGCCGTTCCGTCGCCATAACCGCACCGGAGGCGAAGGAACTGGCTGCGTCGTGGGCTGCGTCGTGGGCTGCGTCGTGGGCTGCGTCGCGGGCTGCGTCGCGGGCTGCGTCGCGGGATGCGTCGCGGGATGCGTCGTGGGCTGCGTCGCGGGCTGCGTCGTGGGCTGCGTCGCGGGCTGCGTCGTGGGATGCGTCGTGGGCTGCGTCGGGGGCTGCGTCGTGGGATGCGTCGTGGGCTGCGTCGGTCGCGCTCAACGCACGCGACCTGATCGGGCAACACGGTTTCACGCAGGAGCACTACGACAAGCTCACTGGCCCGTGGCGCAAAGTCATCGGCAAGCTGCACGCCGACGATGTTGACCTCAAGGATGTGCAGTCATGAACGTCGTGGAGCGGGTCGCTGCGGTCGCCCGTCAGGACTTCCCGTCGATGCTGTCGCTGTTCGCGGATGGTGACGAGCCCCGCACACGCCGCACCGACCCGGCGACAAGTCACATGGCCGGCGATAAGTCGCAGGCCACGATCCACGAGTCGCGGGCGGCTGTTCTGGCTTTGGTGCGTCAGGAGGGAATGTTGACCGGTTCGGAGGCGAACGAGTTGTACCGCCTCAGGTGGGAGCGGAATGGTTGGCCGCAGATCGCATGGGACAGCCCCAGGAAAAGAATGGGTGACCTGCACCGTGACGGGCTGCTGCTCATCGTCAACGATGGGGCACCGCGCGGGACCGAGCGAGAGTACAGGGAAGCGCTGTGAGCGGCCGTCTGGTGACGGCGGGTCGCCCATCCCGCCAAGGTGTCACACGTAACCGGGATCAGTTCATCGTGGGCGACCTGTTGGAACGGTCCCCCGACGCCGCAATGCGCGTCGAGGCGGCCGCGCATGCGAAAGCTCGTGCCATCGTCACCATCCTCATCGGTTTAAGGCCGGGCAACAACACGGATGTTCTCGAAGCCCTCGGGCTGATCCCCACAGTGCGTGCCCTGCTCCCCGCACCGCCGATCGTGGACTTCACCTGTCAGGACTGTGACTGGGTGCCCACGAAGCTTGTCAACCCCGCTGTGGCGTTGGCGTCGCACCGTCGTGCCAGGCACCGTTCGGTGGTGTCCTGGTGACCCGCTTGGAGCGTGCTGAGGCGCGTTTGCGGGTGGCGGTGTCGACTCGTGCTGGTGGGTGGGCGCTCGCGTTCACCGTGGCTGTGTTGTTGGCGGGTGGGTGCATCCCATGGGGATACTGATGACTTACTCAGACGCGGCAATGGCTGCCTACCCCTGCTCGCTGCCCGGGCTCTGTGTAGAGCACGAGAACCTTCGTTCCGCGTACGACCGCGAAGCCAGCAGGAAACGCGCGAGCGACCACCGTCGTACCCTCGCCGTGCCAACCCCGTCAATGGAGTGGGCACCCGATGTACACGGCTATATCCGCAGTGCCCGGATCTTCGCTATCTGCGCCGGGCTGGTCATCTACGCGGCAGCACTGTTCGGTCTCGGGTACGCAGTCGGTTGGGCGGTCTGGCATGTCTGACCTCGACGTGGCGGTTGCCGAGATCCTTGCCACCGCCCTCGACCTCGACGCCCGCCTCAACCGACTCGTCGCAACATCCACCACCCCCGATCGTGAAGTCCTGGCCGAGGTGTCCTGCCGCCACGAAGAACCCGACGAGAACAGCACCTACGAAATCCCCTGCGGATGGTCGGGGAAGGCTGTCGTCGCGATCTTCGGGGACTTCAAAGAGGTCCTGTGGTACTGCCCCTCCGGGCATGAAAACTCCGAACCATGGGCGGACTTCTCATGAACCCCACGGAGCGGGCACTGCTCGCCCTCATCATCATCGGCCTCATTCTCGTGGCGACTGCCGCGTGCTTATTCATCATCGGCTACCAACCCACCACGGGCCTCGGCTCCTAACCCTCGAAAGGCAACACAACATGAACAACATCTTCGAACCCCTCACCCTCGCGGCCGGCTCCCACAAAGCCGGATCAGGGAAAGGCTGCGCAATGAACGTGATCTCGTGGGAGAACGGCGACAAGAAGATCACCGACTACCCCGCCTGCTCCGACGAGATGCTCGCCAAAATTGTGCAGGGTGTCAACGACGGCCTCGCTGGCCCTGACGGCATCCTCTCCCCCGAAAACTCCATCATCGCCCTCGACCTCGGACACGCAACAGTCGGCACCACTGACCACAAGCTGACTGCTCTGGAACTGCGCATCGTCTACGTGAAGTGTGCCGTGTACGCAGCCCGGAAAGTCCTGCACCTGGACAAAACAGGCAAGGCGTTGGGTTACATCGAACTCGCGGAGCGTTGGATCGAAGATCCAAGCGAGGCGAATGCCTACGCGGCCTCCGCGGCCTACGCGGCCTACGCGACCTACGCGACCTACGCGGCCTACGCGGCCTACGCGACCTACGCGACCTACGCGACCTCCGCGGCCTCCGCGACCTACGCGACCTACGCGGCCTCCGCGGCCTACGCGGCCTCCGCGACCTACGCGACCTACGCGGCCTCCGCGGCCTACGCGACCTCCGCGGCCTACGCGACCTACGCGGCCTCCGCGACCAAGTTCAAGATCGACCTTGCGTGGGAGATTATCAACCTGTTCAAGCAGCTCACGGGAACGGTTTCGCCGGAGCCGCAAGCTCAGGCGGTCGCGTGCGCGATCGAGAAGATGCTCGCCACCGTCTGATGGGTAGCAAAATTTCTCGACCGCTGAAGCGGAGAGGTAAGTGGCCTGCGAAGCCGTCCCGGAAGGTGCGCTTTGTTGACCTCTCCGCACAGCGGAAGGGGAAGGCAGCATGACGTTGCACGGCATCGTCCACGGACTGCCCGAGGCCGAATACCACGCAGACACGGCGCTGTCGTCTACGAACGCACGACTGCTGCTCGACTCCCCTGCGAAGTACAAGTACGCCCAAACGCACCCGCAGGCCACTAAGGCTGCATTCGATGTGGGCACCGCAGCGCACTCGAAGGTGCTTGGCGTCGGCAGTCCCACGGTTGTCATCCCTGAAAAGCACCTAGCGGCGAATGGCGCACTATCCACGAAAGAGGGCAAGCAGTGGGCCGCTGACGAACGGACTGCCGGCCGAACCCCCGTCAAGCGTGCCGTGTTCGAGGAAGTCAAGGCCATGTCCGAATCGCTCCTGGCGCACCCGATGGCGCGCGTGCTGCTCGAGCAGGTTGGTAACCCTGAGGTGTCTGTGTTCGGCACCGACCCGGAGACGGATGTTGAGGGGCGTGCCCGGTTCGACTACCTCCCATCGGCAGGCAACACCCCTGTTGCCGTCGACCTCAAGACCGCTCGTGATGCGTCCCCCCGTGGGTTTGCGAAAGCATCGGCGGAGCATGGGTATCACGTTCAGCGTGGGCACTATATCGACTACAACAGGTTCGCTGGTGGCATCGAGCTCGACGGTTTCGTGTTTGTCGTTGTGGAGAGTGTTGCCCCGTTCCTCGTCGGTGTGTACCGCCTCAACAGTGTGTTCGAGGAGATCGGGCATCGCAAAGCCCGTGAGGCACGCCACATATATAAGGAATGCCTCGAGACCGACAACTGGGGCGGGTACTCCGACGACATCGTTTCGCTCATGCCACCGTTCTGGACCATCGCAGAGGACGCGGAGGCGCAGATTGGTTGACATCATCCTGCCTCCCGACGCTACCCGCCGCAGCACACAGCCGGCGCAGGACGAGTACGGCGACGGTTTCATCACCCTCGCGGACGCCGAAACGTTGGCGCAAGCCACAGGCCAGCACCGTGGCACAACGGTCGAGTTCTCCGACGACGGCACTTCATGGGTTGAGGCGTGGGTCCCTGGACTTGACGACCAAAGCGAACCTGTCACCCACCCGAACTATGCCCGCGCAGTCGTCACCCGCAAACTCGCTGACGGCGATCTTGTACAGACACGCGTCGTCGTCCGCTGGGACGAGTACGTCCCCGGCCTCGGAGACGCACGCCGCGACAACTGGGACAAAATGCCCACCACCCTGCTGGGCAAGGTCGCGAAAGTCTCCGGGTACCGGGGTGGGTTCCGCGATGTCATCGGCAACCGGTACGAACCAGCCGAGTTCGACCAGGTGCCGAACGCAGAGAAGGCGAGCGTCTCATGATCTGGACTGCCCTGTTCTTCATCGTCATGGCCGTGCTACTCGTGGCCTTCGGGTTCGTGGGTGGGTGCATCTTCCAGAACTGGCGGGCCGGGAAACCGACCGTGCCTGTGGCGGACCCGTACGAAGCCATCCAAATGCCCAACATGACGGAGGTCGCAGCAACCACCGCAGCGATCGAACTGGTGGCCTACCTCCCCCCAATCCTCGAACCGACACCCCAACTCGCAATCCTCGAGCCGGCCCCCATCCCGTTAGGGGATGTGCCCCTCCTGGCAATGACCACAGACAGGGACAGATGGCGTGCCATCGCCCAACAGAAAGACCGCCTGAGGGGCCGGTACCTGCGCCTCCTGAGGGCTGAACGGGCACGCCTCGCCTACTTTTTCAGCGAAGTCATGGACGCCCCGCGACGCCCTACAAAAGCGAGACTCGCCGCCGTCATCCTCGACATGCCGAGAGGGGGTCACCTGCGTTTGGTGAAGCCCACAATGGCCAACGGGTGGGCTGCCGCATGATCACCCCGAAGGCGGAAACCCCGACCCACGCTGACGACAAGCGCGCCTACGACCTCGTAAGCAAACGCGATGACGGACGCTGCCAGAAATGCAAACGGCAAGGTGATGTGCAACTCGACCACCGACAGAACCGCGTGCCCGGCAACACGGTCCCCAGCAACCTCCAAGCCCTGTGCGCCGACTGCCACCGATGGAAAACCGAACATTCCGAAGCTGCTCTCACCGAGGGCTGGGCTGTCCTACGCCACACAACGCTGAATCCCGACGAATGGCCCGCCCGCCGTTGGGTTGAGGGTCGCTTCGGCATCCTGCGCCTCGCATGGGTCCTCTATCTTGACGAACCCGACCATGGCCGCATGTGGTTCGAGATCGCAGACATTGAGGCCCACTTCCGACTCAAAGCAGCGGGGGTGTCCGTCTGATGTTGGTGGGATTCAAGGCTCAGAATCATGTGCAGCAGGTAGTCGATCGAGGCGCGTCGGATGAGGTTGATGACCGCGCCACGCAGCCGATCTACTTCGACGCCTGGAACGAGCGTTTCGGCGGCTTCACCCTCGACGTTGCTGCCGCAGCTCACAACACGAAGTGCGAGCGGTACTTCACCAAGGCCGACGACGGACTGAGCCAGTCATGGGCCGGTGAGCGTGCCTGGTGTAACCCGCCGTATTCGCACCTCGAGCCCTGGCTCATGAAGGCGTGGACGGAGTACCCGACCACGCGTGGCATCGTCATGCTCCTCCCGGGGAATCGCACTGAGCAGAAGTTCTGGCAGAAGCATGTCGAGCCGTTCCGCGATCGCAGCGGTTCGCCACTGACGACTGAGTTCCTGCCGGGTCGTATGAGGTTCATCCGCCGCGATCGCGATGCGGTCGGCCCGAACGAGCGCCCACCATTCGGTGTCGTCCTGCTCATCTGGGATGACCCCATGGGGCTCATGGGAGACGAAATCTAATGGGCCGCGAGAAAGCATCCATCAATCTCGAAATCTGGGGTGACGCCGACTGGCGTGACCTCACCGACCCTGCACAGTCGCTCTGGCACAAGCTCATGGAATACAAGATCGACTACTGCGGTGTCGGCAACTTCCACCCCGGCCGGCTGGCCGCGATGACCCGTGAGCAGACACCCGATCAGGTGATGATCGCAGCTCAGGAGTTGTCAGAGAAATTCTGGGTCGTGTTCGATCAGAGCACCGACGAGTTCATGGTGCGCGGGTATCTCAGGCATGACGGGGTGCTGAAACAGCCCCGCCTTGCCGTGTCTGCTGCGCTCGCGTACGCGTCGATCGCGTCGAACAAGATTCGAGCTGTGGTGGTGTTCGAGATCGCCAGGTTCAAGCGTGAGAACCCTGACTTGCCCGCGTGGGACAAACCTCAGATGAAGACGTTGCTGAAGCAACCGTCGACGGCTGTGACCGACACTGTGACCGACCTTGAATGGTCGTTCAGCACGGCGTACGGGCAAGGCTCAGGGGAACGTTTACCCATAGGCGCGGTCGCCCCTATGACCGGGGCTACTACATCTACATCTACAGCTACAACTACAGCTACATCTACTAAAGAAGATGCGCCCCCGAAATCCAAGAGTTATCCACATGGGGTCGAGAGTCCTTCATCGGAGACTGCGACAGCGGACCGGTTGGGGGTGGCTTCGTGAGTGTGACGACGATCCGGCCGGCAGGCATGTCTCTGGCTCGTGCTCTCGAGATAGCGGTCGAGTGTGACCGCCGTAACCCGTTCGCCCGACGCCCGGGCAGGGAGAAGCTGCCACAAGGTCGACGCCTGACCGCCGCGGATAACGCCTTCATCGTCGCATCGACAGACACCCCCGCACAGGTCGCAGTACTCCTCGGGGTGACTGAGCGGACGGTGGAACGCATCCGAGCTCAAGCCGCCGAAGACCTGGCGTGGAAGACCACCCAACGTCGCCGTGTGAACCGCGCGTCGTTCCGCAACATGACCGACGAATGGACGGAGACCCCATGCTGACCGAGGACGAGAAGGTTGCTGCGATCGCACGATTCGGATTCGACAAGCCTGAGCCAACGCCGATCACGATGAACAAGCGGACGCTCGAGGTCCGCATCGACAAGGCTGACTGGTTCTGCCAATACTGCCCGGAGCCCCTTGGCTCCCAGGCTGTCACGACCTCCGGTGGCTACGCCCACCGGACATGTCACCCGCTTTTCAAGATCATCGACCACGACGTTGAGGCCGCGTACCGCCGACTGAATTCTGAGGCGACAGCCGCAGAACCTTCCACTAGCCCTGAGGGGGTGCGTGAACTGTGAACGAGCCCTATTACGCCGATGAATTGGTCACGCTGTACCTCGGGAATTGCCTCGAGCTGACCGAGTGGCTGCAGGCCGACGTGCTTGTGACTGACCCGCCCTACGGGATGGCATACGAATCGAACTTCAACCGGATCAAGGGAACCCAGAAGGTTGGGCGTCCGGTGGCTGGGGACGAGAACCCCGCGCTGCGCGACGAGGCGCTAGCAGCGTGGGGCGTAGATCGACCGGCGCTGGTATTCGGACGCTGGGATGTTCCTAGGCCGTTAGGGACCCGCCACCGGCTGATCTGGGACAAGGGCAACAGCGTCGGCATGGGTGACCTGTCGGTGCCGTGGGGTCACTCGGAGGAAGAGATCTACCTGCTCGGCTCAGGATTCGTCGGCAAGCGTGAAGGCAACGTCATCCGCGCCCAGATGCTCATGTCCGGCGACAAGGCGCGACCCGACCATCCGACCCCCAAGCCAGTCGGGCTCATGGAGGTACTGGTCGGAAAGACGACAGGTGTTGTCGCTGACCCGTTCGCCGGGTCGGGTGCGACATTGCTCGCCGCCAGGAACCTCGGCAGACCGTCAATCGGAGTTGAGCTCGAGGAACGCTACTGCGAACTCATGGCAACCCGGTTCAGCCAGCAAGCCTTCGACTTCGGGGTACTCGCATGAGCGCCCCGCGCCGCTGTCAGGACTGCACGCACACAGTCGGCCAGCACTCGCACCTCGTGCCCCACCCGTGCAAGGCCGACCGGTGTGGTTGTGGCTCCTACGAACGCATATCCATCAGTTCCATTTCCACTCTCGAAGTACCGAAGGAAGGCACCACCAATGGCTGACGAACGAATCGCATTCGCGGGAGACCTGACCATTGACGCGCTCGGTCGGCGCGTCCGGGTGACAACCGAGACGGGTGTCGTCATCGAGGACGAGCTTGTGGACATCCGCTACATGATCGATACCCGAGGCCGAGGGCTGGCCTCTCCGACCGGCAAGCCTTTTGTCTGGCTCCGATTTGAGAACGCGGTCCCTGCTGACGCCTACATGCGTGGTGAGGGCGGGACCGGGTTCATTGTCCCTGCCGAGTCCACGGCGCAGGTCGGCATCCGTCTTGTCAGTAACCCGGAAGGCAAGTAAATGACCAGTTTCCGATCAGACATCTTCGAGGCGATCCGCGCCCGTGTTTCTGAGAGCTACGGCCCAACTCCTATCTCTGGTGAGGTCGAGTCCGAGCGTCTGTGGAGGAGGACCACCGGAGGTCGGTGGCGCAACCGCGTTGGGATTCCTCGCCTGACCGCTCAGGAGGTTGCGTACGAGGCGAGTGCCCTTCTCCGCTCCATCAACCTGTCTGTGTTCAAGAACGACCCGCGTGCGGCAGACCAGCTACACCATGCGCGTGCCGCCGTGGCCGAACTCGCGCAGATCGTCGGTGCCGAGAACTGGAAGCGGTTCAAAGATTCTGTGGTTGACCCGGAGGTCACCCAGTGAGCACCCTCGATATGGCAGCCGTCAAGCTGCACGCTAACCGTGTTCTCAGTGGTGACGCGCGTGGCGGGGTCGACTGGATTGCCGACTGCATTGCATCGGCAGCCGACGTTCCGGCTCTCGTCGCAGAAGTAGAGCACCTGACCGACGTTGATGCGCTCACGGCCGCCCTGATTGACGCCGAATGCCTGCACGAGTGGGTCCGCTGGGACAACCTCGGCGCGTACCGCCAGGAGGGCGTCTGCCGGTGCGGCGAGTTCCGGCACACCGTAGACGCACACCAGACAGGCCAACCGTCCGGGCTCGAGGTCATGGCCCGGCACCGCGCCGAGGCAATCCTCGCCTCCCGCAAATCATCAGATGCCAGCAGCACCAAAGGAGAAAACAATGGCTGAGTTCACCACGTACATCACCGATGTCATGGCCGACGCGACCCCCGCAGAAGCGCTCTACGACATCCTCGAAAACGATGACACGATCCCCGGCGCTGGCATCATCACGGTTGACGGCGAAGCGGTCAAGGTCTACAGCGAGCAGAGCGTTCGAGCATGGGTCAAGTCGTGGGCCGACTCCTACGCCGAGGCGGCATCCCTCGGCCCCGCTTCGACTACAGGGAGCACCGAATGAACGTGGCGGCCGCACTCGTGGGCGGGAACAAGCTCGGCGGCTGGGCCGCGACCAAGCGCGCGATCGCGCTCTACGAGGAGATGGCAGCGTGAAGAAGATTGGCGCGGTGGTCTCAGACGAGTTGGCGGCCGGCATCCGCCTCACCGCCGAGCGGTGGAATGTGTCCTCCTCCGAGGTGATCCGCAAGGCTCTGGAAGTGTTCACTGGATCCGAGCAGGACCAGTTCTTCATGTTTGCGGAAGACGAGCCCGAGGTGTGTGCCGAGTGCAGGGAGGGCATCCACCTCGAGTACGCGGGAGCGGACATGGGGGTGCTCGCCGGCGCGTCCGTCTGGGAGCACGACCGCTGGCGCTCGACCATGGCGGACCCGCACGACCCTCGCCCTTCTGCATCACCCGATCTAGGCACCACCGAAGGAGTAACAAATGGCTGAGTTCGAAGGCCGCGAGATAGCGGTGGGTGACGTGGTGACAATCCGCAAGGCGATGAAGCCGATGACGCGCGACCTGCAGGGATTCATCCCGCCGCTAGACGCGCAGAGGGCGCTCGATTCGCTCGTGAAGGCGGGCTGGGAAATTGTGACCGTAGAGCCCAAATCTCAGGATTCAGGGGCGTAGACGGTGGCTATGTATCGAACCGCCGAGTACCGCGTGCTCGTCCAGCGTGACGGGCGAGTCTGGCGCATCTACGAGGAGTTGGGGCAGCACTGTCTTGCTCGGCACGGTGCGGGGCGCTGGGAACCACTGGCGGGCGACCTGCGACAACTGCCCCGAGATCGAGTGGAAGGACGCTCGCCGCCGCGACGTGCTCGCAGAGTTGGTAGAGCACTGGGAGGACGACGATCGGCTCCGCGCTGGAAGGCAATACACGGGCGGCAGCCGGACAACCGAGGGTTGCTCCGGGAGGGGTCGAATGATCACAGTAACCGACCTGTTCTCTGGCGCGGGCGGCTCCACCACCGGGGCAATTCAAGTACCAGGCGTCATGGTAAGAATCGCCGCCAACCACTTCCAGATCGTGACCGACATCCACGCGCTCAATCACCCCGACACCGATCATGCCGTGGTCGATCTGCATCTCGAGCGCCCCAGCTTCTTCCCCAAGACCGACATGCTGTGGGCGTCCCCGGAATGCACGAAGTGGTCACAGGCGAACGGCGCGAAGATGCCCGCCATTGACGAAGGGTTGTTCGAAGACCCACTCTCCGATGACGCAAAGACCCGCTCGCGCCTGCTCATGTTCGACGTGCTGCGGTTTATCGAGTACCACCGCTACCGCTTGGTGATCGTGGAGAACGTGGTCGACATCGCCACGCAAGCGCAGTACCGCACGGCGTGGACGATCTGGCGGCAGGAGCTGCGTGCTCTCGGCTACGCCTTCCGCGTCGTGTCGCTGAACTCCATGCATGCACAGATGTTGGGTGCGCCGGCCCCACAGTCGCGTGACCGCATCTACATCGTGGCGTGGCCCGAGGGTGAGAAGGCACCGGACCTTGACCAGGTTGTGAGCCCTCGCGCGTTCTGCTTTGCGTGTGACGCGATGGTGGACACGGTGCAGTCGTTCAAGGCCAAGCGTGACGTTGGTCGGTACAGGCAGACGTACATCTATTGCTGCCCTCATTGCGGTGGCGCGGTGGAGCCAGGATGGATGCCCGCCGCGTCCGCGATTGACTGGTCGATCCTGGGCGAACGTGTCGGAAACCGACTCAAGCCGAAGACGCGCGCGCGGCTAGCTGCTGGCATCGCCCGCTACTGGGGACCGATGCACCTTGAGGCCGCGGGCAACACCTACGACTCGGCGGACCCAAATCATGTGCAGCACGGCGACCCAGATGCATACATGCGTGTCTGGCCGACGAGCGACCCGGCTGGGGGCACTTGGAACGAGGACGCCCGACCGAGCTCTGACCCGTTGCGAACGATCACGACGAGGGACAGCTACGCCCTGGTGCAGTCCTACTACGGCAACACCACCGAGGCGCGGCCTGTGACCGACCCCTTGGGCACGCTGACGACCGTGGACAGGTACGCGCTCATCCACCGCAACAACACTGGCGGGGCAGAGATGACCACACCTGTCACAGAGGAACTGCGGACGCTCACCACGGCAGGACATCAGTCTGTGATTCAAGCGGGCACCCGCAGCGGTCGCCCACACGTCTCGCCCGCCGATCTGAAAGCCGCCGTCGAGATGGTGCCCGATGTGCTGTTCCGCATGTTCCAGCCGCACGAGGTGGCTGCGGGCATGGCGTTCCCTGCCGACTACAAGTGGCAGCCGCCCGACCGTAACAAGCCGATCTCGAACCGGGATTTAGTGAAGGCCGCAGGGAACGCTGTCACACCGCCGTCAGCTCGCGATCTCGTTGCCGCGTGCATCGAGTCCCTGGGCTACGAGATCGAGCATGCAGCATGAGCCACCCACAACCGCACATTTATCAGACAGGATGACCTCAAATGAGTTGGGGAGTAGACATCGAGATCGACCATGAGGACGGATACAAGACCACCGTTGAGGTGGTCGATGGTCACACGTACAACCTCACGCCCATGTGGAGGCTTGCAGGCATCGTCGGCGAGGGTACGCGCGACCTGGACGGCCGCAACGCCGGTCAGATGGCACCTGTGCTGAGCGCCGGCCTGCTAGACGCCCTGCGGCGCAAGCCGGATTACGAAGCCCTCACCCCGGACAACGGCTGGGGTGACTACAACGGCTTCATCGAGATACTGACCCGGTTCACGCAGCTTGCGTGGGCGCACCCGACTGGCACGCTCCGCTGGAACGGCTGATTACTAGCGAATAAGCCCGCTACCCACCCCAAAACGAAAGGCACGACATGAAGGTTAAAGCACTCACGCTCGATGACGACGGCTTGCCCGACAGGCTGACGGTCGAAATGACCCGCGACGAGGCAATCCTGATCGCTACCCACGTCGGCAACCTCACCCCGTCGACTGAGGTCAGCACGCCGATCTGGGATGCACTCTCAGGCGAGGTGTTCAACCGGTATTGGGAGGACGGTCTGGATGACGCCCGCCGCTCGTTCCGCGCCAACGTAACGAGGACCGCGTGACCTCATCTGATGCCGAATTGATAGCCGAAGCGCGCGAGTATGGCGATGCCATGGTCGGCGGGGAGGGTGAGAACTGGACGCGTCTGGTCGGGCTGACGTGGCGGTTGGCTGACGCTCTAGAGGCGGCAACCAAAGAGGTGGATGAGACGCTCTATCAGCATGCGAGCATGGCGGGCGAGCTGGAACGGTTGGCCCCTCGTGTGGTGTCGTCTGTTGCCGAACTCGACGCCCTACCGAAGTTCACCGTGCTCGTGGACAACCGCTGGGATCTCTGGCGAGTCATCGAGCCCGGCCACGGCACACGGTTCGATGGACGCGAGTTCGGCAGGTGGACGAACGCCCCTTGGCGAATGCTCGAAGGGGTGCGCGGCATCTTCCCTTTCTGGGTGGTCTGGGTTCCCGGCAATGGCCCGTATAGCACCGACGCCGCCCCTGTGGTGGGTACCGGTGAGACAGGAGCGGAGCCGACCGCCGATCCTGATGTTTGCCCGGAGTGCGGCAATCACAAGATCGCCAATGACTCGCATGCAATGAGCCACGAGAAGTGGTGTGAGTTTCTGCTGTGGCATGCCGGTGAGACAGGAAGGAACACCGAATGAGCGAGTACGAGCCGCGCTTAGGGACCGCACCGGAGGCAGGCAAGATGATCACGACGGGGTATCACGCCCTGCGGCGTTGGCGCAAAGGCCACCGTTACGCGCCTGACGAGCTGGTGTGCTCGTTCGCCACGATCGCAAGCACCATCCGCCGCCGAAGCAATCAAGTCGGTCAGCTGGGCGCTCTACCACCACGAAGGCACCCCTGAATGGGAGACCCTAAACGCCCAGAAGGTCGATGACAGCGGCTACGAACAGTCCACGATTGGCAGCATCATGCCTGATCCGGCCCCTCAGTACTGATAGTCAGGAGAAAGAACATGACCCACACCATCCCGCTCATAGGCGACACCGTTGACCTCGTGATCGGAACCGAGTTCACCGTCAACGGCAGCGGCGCACCGATCGAGATTGCTGACCGCCAGGGCGGCACCCTGATCGAGTGGAACCGGCACAACATGGCCGAAGTCCTCTGGCCCAACGGGCAGCAGTACAGCTACCAGGCGTCGCTACTCCGCATCGTTTCGGCAACCCAGGTCGCATCCCTTTGACGAAAGAGAACACCATGACCGAACCAATCTGGCTGATGATCCGGGTGGATGGCCACATCCAGACGCCTGCTCTTGAAGCCACTCAACTGACCACCTATTTCGAGGCGCTGGGGTACACCGTGCAGGAGCGCCCACGGCCTGTCACGATCATCGACGGGCACGCGTGCCCGAATTGTGGCGGCGACGCCACACAACGCCTGAACCTGTCCGTCTATACGCCGGGCGGAGGCAGACCACGCGCCCGGCACACCATGTGCCCACACTGCGTGGGCGATCTGCTCGAAGGCGACTATGGAAGCCTTGTCGACCGCTCAGCACACCGGCAATTCCAGTTCGACTCGCTGCCAATAACGGCCCGCTGACCAGCCAACTGACGGATTGCCCTACCACCACATGAAGACCGAGTTCCTGAACGAGAGGCCCCACCCAATGACCGAGCAGCCGACCCCGATCGCACCAAGGATGCCATGCGTCAACCGGGACGTTCGTAAGGGCACCGAGGACACCTTGCTCGCGGCCACGCACGGGCACTACTGTGCCCGCTGCTACTACCGCACGGACGGGGCGCTCCGTAGGGCTGGCACGCTGGCTGAGCACATCGTGACGCTCGTTGGTGGCATCCAGTCGAAGAACGCGGACGGATCCCAGCGGACGAAGAAGGACCCACCGTTGCCGTTCAACGTCGAAGCATTCAACGACGCCAACGAGATCTACCAACGCCTCGTGTACTGGGCATCATTCTGGTCAACCCGCTTGCAACGCCCCATCCCCTCGCCGGCAGCTCGAGCATGGCGAAACGACAACAACCAGATCGTCGGCCTCCCCAACGACATCACCCCCCAAGCAGTCCGGTACGTCGTGTCCGTCATGTCCATCTGGCTATCAGCCCACCTGGACGACATCCTCACCACCCACCTCACTGACGACATCGACTACTTCCGGACCGAGATGGAAGACGTGGGCAGGCTGATGTTCAAATGGCCCACCGAAGACCGTGCACAGTACGTCCCGGTGAAGTGCTGGGTGGACACCGATGGGGAAACGTGCGGGGCGAAGATTGCCCTATACCCGCCGAAGTTCGGTGGTGATGAACGAACCATCGTCTGCGATGCCGGACACACGTTCGAGGAAGACGACTACGACAGGCAAGCATCCATCTTCCGTGACGAACGCAAAGCACAAAACATGGAGCAGATCAAAGCACTCAAGACGACGAAGCGACTCGCGAAGAAGTACGCAAGTTGAACACGCCGACAGCAGGTACTTGACAAGCTCCCGGATTCGCCCGTTTCGGTGGCTATACTGACCGTAGCGATTCATTGGCTCTTGCCGTGAGTCGCTTCGTCGTTTCAAGCCTGGATGTGGCTACTCAACCCAAGGAGCACAGTCATGTCCAATATCACCATCGGCCGTTACGACCACGAATCGATCACCAAAGACTGGGCCGGTTGGTTCGAACCCGCCGACAAGTCCTGGATCATCTACACCGACACGGACGGCAAACCCGCCCTGTACTACCCGGAACGTGAACCGTCCGGCGCGGTCATCGGAGAAGGCATCCCCCTGTAAGACCGCTCCCACGGGAGGACATCATGGACGACACCGAACAAGTCGTTGCCGCAGCCGACACCATCGCCGCCCGACTGGACGCGGCCACCCACACACAGTTGATGGAATGGGCTGGTAGGTCCTCCATAGGCGACCCCGACCCTGGCGCTGTTGTACGCGCACGACTAGACGACGACACCGAATAGGCGCAGCCCGTGTCGAAGAAGACCACTACCGAACGCGGTTACGGATACGACCACCAGAAGGAACGCCGCCGCCTCACCCCCATCGTCAACACCGGCCGTGCCTACTGCGCCCAACCACGATGCATCCACACCGACAGAGCCATACATCCCGGCACACCATGGGCCCTCGGACACAACGAAACCCGCACCGCATGGATCGGCCCAGTACACGCAGACTGCAACCAACTCGACGGAGCAGTCAGAGGCGGACGCACCATAGCCGCACGCAAACACCACCCCAAGACCGAACACCCACACGCCTCCCAAGACTGGTGAACATAGGGGGGCGGGGGGTCACCTTCCCAACCACGCACCCACGTGCAGACCCGCTAGTCAACTCTTTTTTTTAGGGAGGCAGCCGTGGAGCTTTCGACGGGTGATGGACTGCGGGGGCTCATCACCGCTGCGACTGATGCGCGCACGCGGGGGCTGTTGATCGAGTCCGGTCGGATTGCTGATCGGCTTGATGATTTGGACCGGATTATCGCCGGCAAAGGTGTTCTCGAGCTGTTGAGGTTCCGGCTCGTTGATGACGCGGGCCGTGTGGCTGAGGTGAAGTTCGACGGTGTGCTTGCGGAGGCGAGGCAGCAGGCGTCGGCGTTCAAGGCGATCCTGGCGCAGCTCGGCGTTCCGAAGGTTGAGGCGATCGTTGAGCGGAGGTCTAGCATTGACGAACTCCGTGCTCGCCGCGCCTCGCGTGCTGCCGAGCGGCAGGCAGAAGCCGAGGGTTCTGCATCGTCCTGAGTTTGACAATGAGGATGATGCGCGCGATGCCATCGATGTGATGGCGATGTGTGGTCAGATTCTTGACCCGTGGCAATGCCTGCTGGTGTGCATTACGTTGGCTACCTTGCAGGGGCTGCTTTCCGCGTCGTCCGTTGGTGCGCTGGTCGCTCGTCAGAATGGCAAGGGTGGTTGGCTCGAGGCGATCGCGGTCTGGTCGCTGTTCGAGGCGCATCTTGGCGGGCGGCAGTTCGGCTCCGATGCGAAACGCCCCGGTCTTAAGAACTTCACGCTCTGGACTGCCCATGAGTTGAAGACATCCGATGAGGCGTACCTGCGGGTTAAGAACCTCATCCAGTCCAACGATGACCTCGCCGCCGAGGTTGTGCGATGGGATGGTGGCCTAACTGGGCAGCACGTTATCGAGCTGCGTGATGGTTCACGGTTGGCGTTCCTGGCGCGGTCGAAGTCTTCCGGGCGCGGCTTCTCCCCACGTCGTGTGATATTCGATGAGTCGCAGGAGTTCTCTGCACTCGCGCACCGAGCCATGTTGTACGCGACATCCGCGCAGGGCACGAACCGGCAACTGATCTACACCGGCACCGTGCCTTCCGAGGAGAACACGTCTGAGATTTGGACGGGCATTCGCGACGTTGGTCGCAAGGGCGAATCGAAGCGCGCTGCGTGGGCTGAGTGGACCCCGACCGGTTCGGATGATCCGAAGCACACAATCGATGCGACATCTTGGGCAGCTCGAGCGCAGGCGAACCCGGCTCTTGGCACGGACCGTCTCCTGCACGAGACGATCGACGCTGAGTGGGAAGCCGCACAGTCTGACATTGAGGGGTTCCTGCGGGAGCGCCTGTCGATCTGGCCGACTGCTGTAGGTGATGCGGGCGTGGTGATTGATGCTGCGAAGTGGAATGGCGTCTGCCTCGACCCGGCGTCGAAGGTGGTTGGCAATGCGGTATTCGTTCTTGATGTCTCACCGAGCCGAGCGTGGGCGTCGATCGCCATAGCGGGGAACCGCACCGATGGTCTGCCCCACCTGGAGGTGGCCTCACGCGCCGGTGTGATCGATCATCGGCCCGGGGTTGAGTGGGTCGTAGCCCGTGCGGTCGAACTGAAAGAAGCGCGGCCCGGGTTCACGTTGACGCTGGTGTCCGGTTCGTCGGCTGAGCCGCTGATTCCTGCGCTGACGGCTGCCGGGGTTGATCTCGAGTTCGTGAAGGCAGCTGACTTGCCGGCCGCGTGCGGGCTGTTTTTTGACCTTGTCGAGTCGGGCGGGTTGCGCCACATCGGGCAGTCGGATCTCACGGATGCGTTGAAGGCGGCGCGGAAGAACGTCGAGGACGGTGAAGCCGCTTGGCGGTGGGGCCGTCGTAAGTCGGCGTCGGACATCACGCCGCTGTATGCGGCCACAGTCGCGCTGTGGGCGCTCACCCAATATCGGCCGATCGAACCGTCCATCTATTTCTTGTGAGGGGTCACCCGTGCGCTTGCCCCTGATCCTCTTGATTCTCGCCGCGGCTGGCGTCGGGGTTGGTCTCGGTTGGTGGGTTCACCCGGGCGCTGGTATCGCTGCCGGATCGATTCTTCTGGGTTTGATCGCCCTGTTCCATGACGACGGGAAGGGACGCCCGTGAGGCTCATAGACCGTCTTCGTGGGGTGATCATCCCCTACCCGACCGACCCGAACTTTACGGGTACAGGCAAGGGGTTTCTGCAGTCGTATTCGTCGGGCGGCAATGTCGGGGGCGAGTCGATCGGTAACGACTTCATGTCGTATGCGACTGTCGGATATCAGGGCAACGGCCCGGTGTTCTCTGTCCTGAATGCGCGGCTGCGCCTGTTCAGTGAGGCGACGTTCCAGTATCGGAACAAGTCGGACAAGAAGCTGTGGGGCGACACCACGCTTGTGCTGCTTGAGTCCCCGTGGCCGGGCGGTTCCACGACGGAGCTGCTGGGTCGGATGATTCAAGACGCTGACCTTGCCGGGAACGCGTTCATCCACCGTATCAACGACGCACGCCTGGAACGGTTGCGGCCCGACTGGGTAAAGATCATCTCCGTTGAGCTCATCGACCCAGACACGGGCAATGAGTACCGCGAGGTTGTGGGGTACGCGTACGCCGAGGGTGGGCAGGGTGACCCGGTGTTCTACCCGGTCGATGAGGTGGCCCACTGGTCGCCGGTGCCTGATCCGATCGCACCGTGGCGTGGGATGTCGTGGCTGACTCCGGTGGTGCGGGAGATCAACGCTGACCTGGCCATGTCGGTGCATGAGCAGAAGTTCTTCGAGAACGCTGCCACCCCGAACATGCTCATTCGGTATCAGGGGAAGGTCGACCCCGCCTGGATGGCGAAACTCCGCGATCAGATCCAGTCGAGCCACGGCGGTGTGGAGAACGCAAACAAGACCCTGTTCCTTGACGAGGGCGCGGACGTTACCGTCATCGGTTCTCAGTTCAAGAACATGGAGTTCTCCTCCCTGCGTGAGGCTGGCGAGGTACGAATCGCATCGGCTGGTGGCACGCCGCCGATCGTGGCCGGTCTGCAAGGTGGTCTCGACGCGTCCACGATGGCGAACTACGCCGCCGCTTACCGGAACTTCGCTGACTCCACCATGCACCCCCTGTGGCGCAGCGCATGCGCTTCGTTGGGGAAGTTCCTGACCATCCGCGACGGTGCCGAGCTGTGGTTCGACACTCGCGACATTCCTGCCCTGCGTGACGCGGAGGAGCTGCGCCAGAAGGGCAACGCCCAACTCTCCATCGCCGTGGTGAACCTAGTGAACGCCGGCTACGACCCCGACACAGTTGTCGCCGCGGTCACCAGTGGCGACATGACCCTACTCAAGCACACCGGTCTGGTGTCCGTACAACTCTCACCAGCAGGTCTGATCCCCGAAACCGGAGGCACCAAGTGAACGAATTCACACGATCGTTCCCCCTGGAGGACATCAAGATTCGTGCCGGTGGCGATGGTCGCACGGTCGAGGCCTACGCCGCGGTGTTCGGGCAGGAAGTCCCGATCTCTGACGTGGACGGTCGCTACTCCGAGCGGATCGATCCGTCCGCGTTCAACAAGACCATTGCGGACAAGGGCACACGGTTCTCTGTGCTCTACAACCACGGCATGACGATCTTTGGAACACCCTCCGACTCCGGGTCGATGCCGATCGGCACGCCGCTCGAGGTGCGCGCGGATAGCCGTGGCCTGCTGACCGTGACCAGGTACAACAGCACTCCGCTGGGCGAGGCCACGCTTGAGGCGATCAAGTCCGATTCCCTCCGGGCGCAGTCCTTCATGGGCGCGTTCGTGCGCTCCGACAAGGTGAAACCTCGGGGTGGGTTCCGCGCCGACGCCACGGGCGCGCGCACGTTGGTTACGCGTCTGGAGATCAACCTTCGCGAGTACGGCCCGACCCCATTCCCCGCCTACCCGGATGCGGCGATCATGGGCGTCCGGTCCCTCACCGACGCCGACAGGGCGCTGCTGCCCCTGATCCTCGGCACCCTCACCGACGATGTTGCGCTCGAGCCGATCGTTGCCGCCCTGTCGCGCAGCGATGCCACTCTCGCGCAGGCCCGCACAGTCCTATCCGAAATTCTCGGATCGAACCCCGACGAGGACGACGAGTTCCTGTCCCGCCTTTCTTCCCTTGCCACGCGCCTCGAAGCCGCGCCGGCAGGGTCCGCCACACCTCCAGGTGCCGGCACCGACGAGCCGCAAATGCACTCGGGTCGGATGTCCATGTCACGGCGGACGAGAGAAATTCTCGCCGCAAACAGCCTAGGAGGCAAAAGCTAATGGCAAAACTCAATGAGGTGCTGGAGCGCATGAGCGCAATTCGCACCGAACTGCTCGCCCTGTCCGAGATCGATGAAGCCACTGCTGAGGAATCAGCACGGTTCGTTGAGCTCGAGACGGAGTTTGACACTCTCGAGACCGAGCGTGTTCCGCTCGCGGCTCGTGCGGAGAAGATCGATTCGATTCGCTCCGCAGCTCTCGAACCCACCAACGTGCACGAAGGTGCCGCTGTCGGCCCGACCGTGTTCACGCGCACGCAGCGTGACCCGTTCGACTCCACTCGCGCCGTCATGGCTCGGGCTATCGAGTTCGATGACATGCGCGGCCGTGCGTTCGATGCTGTCGAGGCGGCAACCAAATCGGGTGCCCGCTACCGGATGTCGGATGAGGCCGCGGAGAAGGTCACGCGTCTGATCGAGAATGACGAGAACCAGGGCGAGGATGGCGGGATTTCCCGTCACGTTCTGCTCGCGGGCTCGGACGACTATCACCGGGCGTTCAAGAAGGTCATCAAGAACAAGGGCGAGATCAACGCCCTCGAACCTGAGGAGCAGGCATCCGTCCGTGCTGCCCTGTCCCTGACAGGCGCGAACGGTGGGTTCCTGATCCCGGTGACGCTGGACCCGACGATCGTGCTCACGAACGCTGGTTCCGCGAACCCCTACCGGAAGATTTCGCAGATCAAGACGATCACGACGAACTTCTGGGAAGGTGTCACGTCGGCGGGTGTGAACGCTGCATGGCTTGCTGAGGCTGGCGTTGTCACCGACAACACTCCGACCGTGGCGCAGCCTGTCATCACACCGCAGAAGGCGGCGGCGTGGGTGTTCGGTTCGTATGAAGTCCTGGGCGACTCGGACTTCGCGAGCCAGTTCCCTGTGCTTCTCACGGACGCGAAGGACCGGCTCGAGGAGGCTGCGTTCACGACAGGCGCAGGCTCCGGTGGTGTGCCCAAGGGCATCATCACCGCTGCGACCACGACCGTCACGACTGCTGCGGTGGCCACGTACGCAATCGCGGACATCTACTCGCTCCAGGCCGCGATCCCGCCGAGGTTCCGTCTGAACGCCGCGTCTCTTGCAATCATCGCCAACGTGGCGATCATCAACAAGACCCGCCAGTTCGACACCGCAGGTGGTTCGTCGTACTGGACGAACCTCGGTGCGGGCCAGCCGGAACGTGTACTTGGTCTGCCGCTGTACGAGTCGACCACGATGGCCAGCGCCCTGACGACCGGTTCGAAGATCGCCGTCGCTGGTGACTTCTCGCAGTACGCGATTGTCGACCGGGTCGGCATGACGGTCATGTACGAGCCGATGGTCAAGGACTCCTCGACCGCACGGCCGACCGGTCAGGCTGGCTGGTTCGCGTACTGGCGTGTTGGTGCTGACGCTGTTGTTCCTGGCGCGTTCCGCACGCTCGTCACCCAGTAGTTCCGTTTGAAGGGCGGGCATCCATTCGGGTGTCCGCCCTTCAGCATCCCCAAACAAGGAGCAGATCATGCAGCAGGCCAACCAGTCCTTTCACTACACAACAGGTGATGGTGTCGACCATTTCGTCGCGAAGGGTGATGTTGTCGCAGACAAGGACCCTGTTGTGAAGGGCCGCGACGCACTGTTCACCACCATCCCCGACCTCGACAAGAAGTAGGGACGCCTGATGTCGATTTTGCAGGGCGACATCTACTCCGCGTCCTACACGGCACCCCTGGCCGCGACGGTCGTGTTGACCGTCACAGCGCCGGACGGGACCACGTCGACCCCCACAGTGGTCACCACCGCAGCGCCCGTGTACACGTCGACGGTGCCGGCAGTGCAGGTGGGCGTGTACCTGCTGACGTGGGTGGCGTCCGGTGCGGTCGTTGATGTTTACGTGGACCAGTTCTCTGTTGCTGCGCCTACGCGAAGCCTGATCTCGTTGGGTGATCTGCGTGACCAGCTCAACATTTCGGCCACAGACACCACGGCCACGGCGAAGCTGCTGCGGTTCATGCAGTCGGCAACGGATGTGATCCAAAACATCACAGGCCCGCTGATGGGCCAGTCACGCACCGACTACTTCGACGGCAACCGCGAGACCGTCGTGCTGATGGTCCGGTGGGTGCAGTCGATCACAACGATCACGGAAACCCTCGGAACGACCACCTTCACCCTCACTGAACAGCCGCTCGGTGCGGGCGGCGCAACCCAGTTCGGGTACACATGGGACCGGAACACGCACAAAATCACCCGCAGGGCGAATGGGCTCACAAGCTGTTTCCCTGACGGTGACGGAAACGTGGCCGTCACCTACAAGCAGGGCATCAACCCGCTCCCGCAGGACATCACCGATGCGACTGGTGAACTGATCAGGCATTGGTGGCAGAACGGGCAACAGCCCCGCTCGGTCTCGTTCACCAACCCCGGCCAGAATGACGACGCAGGCGCGGTGGGCTCGATCGGGTATTGGGTTCCGAACCGGGTGAACGAACTGTTGGCCCCCTACGCCCTTGGCCCTGTGATCTTCTGATGGGCACCTCCATTGGCGGGGCGATCGACTACTTCGTTGCCGGCACCAACCCGATCCAGGCGACCACACTGCTTGCCGCACTGCAAGCCGCGGATCCGTCAGCCGTTGTCATTGACGGCATCGCAACCAAGGCCTCGCAGTCGATGGTTGTCATTGGCAAGGCCGAGCCGGACTCTGTGACCGCTCAAACGGGCTCCCAACAGCTTCTCGTCCTCGGCGCTGGCCGTGCCACCGAGGACTACGAAATCCCTTGTTTCGTGTACGCGTACCGTCCCGGGCCCACGATGAAGCCGGCCCGGGATGCCGCGTTGGCCCTTTTCGATGTGGTCGCTCATTTCATTGCCACTGATCGGACCCTCGGCGGGCTGCTATTGCAGGGCCGTGTTGCCGAGATCTCGAGCGTCATCCTCAACCAGGACATTGACGACGAAACCGGGGCCACCCACATGGCGTGGCTTTCCTTCCCCATCCATTGCCGAAACCACTACATCCCGTAAGGAACAACATGTCGACTTTCAAGAATGTGTCTGCGGATGACCGCAGCGTCACTGTCGATGGGCAGTGGCATCACGTCGCGGTGGGTGAGTCGTTCACCGTACCTGATGTGTATGACGACTCGCTGGCGGAGCAGCCACACTTCGAGCTCGTCTCGGAGGCCAAGCCTCCCCGAGGACGCAGGGGCGCTGTCGTGGTGGGTGAGCCCACCGACGAAGAAGTCACCGCGGAGAACGCGGCCCACATCGTGGATCACGAGGGCACCGAGACAGTCGGGGAGTTCTCAGCCGCAACGATCGCAGCATCCACCACGGCTGAGGCCACCACTGAAGGAGAAATCTAATGGCTGTTGGTTCTGGCATCAGCGCCACCCTCGGCATCGCGACTGAGACGACCCCGGGCACGCCGGTTGCGGTGACTCGTTTCACGGAGTTCAACTCCGAGACGATGAAGATGAAGAAGACTGCCGTGCAGGGGCAGGGTTTGCGTGGTGGCGCGTTGGTGCGGTTGCAGTCGCGGCGCAACTATGTCGCCCGGCAGGCTGCCGGGGACCTCGCCTTCGACATCCCCACCTCAGGGTTTGGGCTGTTCCTTCAGCACATGCTCGGGTCATTCTCGACCACGCCCACCTCGTTGGGTGGTGGCTTGTACCAGCAGATTCACAACACCGGATCGTTGCAGGGCAAGGCGTTCACCACACAGCTTGTGAAGCCCGACACTTCCGGTGTTCTGGCTCCGGAAGCGTTCACCTACCCGGGGTGCAAGATCACCGGGTGGGAACTGACGGCGCAGCAGAACCAGCAGGTCGGTATCAAGTTGACCATCGATGCGCTCGATGAGGCCACCTCGGGCAACTCGATCACCGCCACCGCCTTGGCCGCCCTGTCGGCGGCTGCGGCGACCACCATTTCGACTGTTGCGTCCATCCCGGCAGGGACGTACATCACCATCGGCACGGGGGTGACGAAGGAAGTTCGTCTCACCACTGCCGTGTCAGGCGCAGGCCCGTACACGGTGACCGTCCCAGCGCTTGCGTACGGGCACGCTAGCGGTTCGGTCGTCGGATCGGCTACAGGTGCGGCGTACGGGTCGGCTGCGGCGTTGCAGGCCGCGTCGTACGTGACCGGCACGAACATGTGGGACTTCTCGCAGGGTGCTCTCGTCCAGGGAGGCTCAACCTCCGTCGTGTCGGGCGTGTGGACCATGACTGGAGGCACGACAGTCGCCAACGTCCGCAGCGTGTCGCTGAAGGGCTCGAACCCGTTGAAGGTGGACAGGTTCGGTCTCGGGTCAGCGATCCGGTCGGAGCAGCTCGAAAACAACTTCCGCGACTACACGTCCACCATTGCGGTGGACTACAACTCGCGTCTGTTCTACGACGCGTACGCTGCTGACGTTTCGCTGGGCCTTTACCTGAAGTTCACCCACCCATCCGGCGCGATCTTGCAGGTGTACTGCCCGGCCTCGTTCATTGAGGATGGCGCTTCACCGCAGGTTGGTGGGCCGGACACGATCATCCAGTCGCTTCCCTTCACCCACGAGGACGACGGCACGAATGGGGCCATCCAGTTCGTCTACACATCCACGGACGCGAGTGTCTAACGGTCTGGGGATGACAGCCCTCACAGACCTGTCGTCAAAACTGTCGACCGTCAACAAGCAGTTCGCTGCCTCGGTGCGCAAACAGGTTCGCGCAGGGGTGGAGGAGGCCGGCGCAGCGACGGTGGCGCGGGTTCGTTCCGCCGCTGGGTGGTCGTCACGCATCCCGGGCGCGGTGAAGCTGACAACTCGTTTCTCCACACGCGGGGCCTCAATTCGCATCATCGTGGACCACCGGGCGGCTCCACACGCCCGCCCGCTCGAGGTGGGCAACAAGAACGTGTTCGCACTCTCGGCCATCAACGCCCTGGGCGGGTACAAGACAGTCAACGGCCGCAAGGTGGCTGTGAACAGGTCCGCATATGCGGCGATCAAGAAGACAGGCATCGGGCTCTCCCGCGGGCTACGGCATCCGGTATTCGACTCCGGGCACCCTCCGACCCGTGTCGGGGAGCAGGCGACCCGCCCGTTCTTCTTCCCCGCCATTGCGGCGTCGAAGGCAGGTATTGATCAGCGGATGGAAGACGTAGTGATCCGCACGGCGAAGGAAGCAGGGTTCAAATAGTGGCGATCAACAACTTCCGCGTCTTAGTGGCGGGTGAAGATCTGGGTGAGTTTCATGAGTCCGCCCTGACGCTCGATGATGCGTTCACGATCGAGGCCACCGCAGGCATCACGATCAACGAGATGCTCGCTGGGATCGCACCGATGCGTGCAAAGTCCCTGCGAGCACTGGTGTGGTTCATGAAGTTCAAACGGGGTGATCAGGATCACATCACCACCATCGCCTTCAAGTTGACGGAGTTCACCATCGAGGCGATCCCGGACCCTACCGTGGCGGGGCCCTCCGAGGGAAGCGAAACGCCTACCTCGGACTCCTCGCCTACTTCTGCCACCTGACCCCCTCCGAGGTTGACGCGTTGTCCCTTGATGATTTCAACCGGCTCTGTGATTTCTGCGACACCAATAACAGCCCTAAGGGGGAATGATGCCACTCCTCCAAAACCTGTCATTCATTCTCTTGGGCGAGGACCGTTCCGCGTCGAAGTCGATGGAAGCGGCGGAGTCCACAGCACAAAGAGTCACCGGTTCGATTGGGGCCGGGTTCTCAAAGCTGGGTGGCATCATCGGTGGCGAGTTCGGGGAGATCCTGAACCGCACAGGTGATGGTGTTGAGGAGTTCGGCAAGCACGGGGCGAACCTGGCGAAGTCGATGGAAGTAGCTGGTGGCGTGATCACCGGCGCTGGTATCGCTCTGCTTACTTTCGGGTCCGGGGAGAAGCAAGCCTCCGACCAGCTGGACGCGGCAATCAAGGCATCAGGTGGGGTGGTTTCCGACTACAAGGACGAGATCGAGAAGGCCGTCCAGGCGGGCCAGAACTTCGACCACGAATCCGAGGACACCAAAAAGGCTCTGACAAAACTGACCGAGGCGACCGGTTCAACCGAGGCTGCCTTATCCCAGATGGGCGTGGTCACAGACCTTGCGGCGGCCAAACACGTCAGCTTGGAGGAGGCCGCAGGCCTGGTCGCGAAGATCCTCGGTGGCAGCGGCGCGAAGGTGCTTGCACAGTACGGCGTGCACATGGAGAAGGCTGTCGACCAAACACAGAAGGTCGCGTCAGCTCAGGTCGGTCTCACCAAAGCGCAAGACACCCTCGCTGCCGCGCAGTTGCGGTTGCAGCAATTGCAGGAGATCGACGCAGGCAAGAAGCAGCTTTCCATCTCGGACACCATCGCTTTGCAGAACGCCACCGACAAGGTTGCCAAAGCGCAGGATGGGTTGTCCACGGCTCAAGACACGCTGACGACGGCACAAACCTCGGGGAGCACCCAGACAGAGGTCGCGCAGAAGGCACTCGACCAGCTCGCAGCGAAGCTCAACGGTCAGGCGAAGGCCTCAGTGGACAACTTCGGCTCCCAGGTAGACATCGTGAAAACGAAAATTGTTGACTGGGCGAAGGGGATCGCGGGTCCACTCGGCACGGCGCTCACCGGGATCGGCCCGCTGCTGTCAATCGCTGGGGTGGCGGTGGACATCTATAAGACTCGCCAGACGAACGCGACGATCGCGACTCTTCTTGCCACGACTGCCACGAAAGAGGCAGCGGTAGCAACTGACGTTGAAACGGTTGCCCAAACAGGTCTAAACGTGGCGATGGATGCCAATCCGATCGGTCTTGTCGCGGGTGCACTTGGTGTGTTGGCTGGCGTGATCACGGGTGGTCTGCTCCTCAGCAGCACCCAGGACAACGCAGCAGCCGTGGCTGACTACACGGGGGCACTACAGGGTGAAACAGCCGCGATCAAAGACAACCTGCGTGCTGTCGCCGCGAAGCAATTGCTCGACTCAGGGGCGTTGCAGGCTGCGTCGGAGCTGGGCATCTCCGGGGGACTTCTGATCGACTCAGTATTGGGCGTCACGGGCGCAACCGATGAGCTGAACGGGAAGCTGACCGATCAGCGCACGAAGCTGCTCGACGTAACGGCAGCGAGCGACTACGACACCTCTGCGAAAGCGAACCAGGCTGCTGCCAACGCGAAGGTTCTCGAGAAGATCGCTGCGGTGAGTAGCGCCGTTGGTTCTCAGACTGGTGCGCTTAAAGACGCCAAGACCAACCAGGATCTGTTGAACGGGTCGCTTGATAATGCGGCCGCCAAGCTGGATGTTGCTGAGAGACGGGCTGGAAGTTACCGCGATACCCTCAACAGCATCCCGTCCGAGGTCCATACGACGTTTGGCCAGAGCGGTTCCTACGGTGGTGCACCGTACGAAGCACGAGCTGCGGGCGGAATCGTCACCAAACCTCAGATCAACCTTGTTGGCGAGTCCGGCCCGGAGGCGATAATCCCGTTGAACGCCGGGCATATCGGCCTGGGCGGCGGGGGGGGTGCCACGCAAATCTCCATCAGTGTGCCGGGAGGCTTCGTTGGCTCGGAGACGGAGTTGGCCCGCAAGCTCATGGCTCTACTCGTCAATGCCAGGCGAACGGGTGCCATCTCCGGTGTCGAGTTCGCCGGACTCAGCGTCTAAATGCCTGCCGTCACGCCGATCCAGTTCGCACTCGGGGTCGGGGCGTCAGGGGCGCTCACCGACGTGTCCACCTATGTGGAGGCCGGTGAGGGAATCGGCCGGTCGTACGGCAAACAGGATCAGTTCCGCGACACCGAACCCGGGACTTTCACGATCACCCTGAACAACCGGGATGGGCGGTTTACCCCGAACAACACCGTGTCACCCTATGCGACGACTGTCACTGAGGGGATGGCTGTCAATCTGAACGTGGGCGGACGGTTCACATCGGGCACGGTGTTGGCGATCGCTTTGCCTGCTGATGAGCAGACTTGGGGGCAGATCACCCTCACCTGTGATGACATGCTCGGCAATGCTTCCCGCCGTGCCCTCGGCACGCTCGTGGACTCGATCAACGCTGGTGCCACCCCGTACATTCTCTTTCCCCTTGACGATGTGGCGGGCACCACCACCCCTCGGGAAACCGCGAACGCCGGTAGTGGGCTGTTGACCCTCACAGGAAGTTCCGGGTCCGCGTTCGGCGGGGCCGCTATCCCGGGGCTGTCTGCGGCTACCCAGTTGACGTTGAAAGATTCGCTGGCGTCCCCGAGCGGGACGATTTGGCCCACCTTCGCGTTCACTTACCCGACGAGCTCGTTGGGGTTTTACAGCTTCTGGATCACCCCCGTCTCGGGTGCGAAGATCACCGCTTCCGTGGGGATCTCTGGCTTAGCGCGCACCTTCCAATTCGGGTACACCGGTGGGGCTTACTTCGTGCGTGACGGTGACTCCGGTACCCCTGCCACTTACGCCTCCGTTGACACGGGCCCCCACTTTGTTTCGATGGGATTGGGCAGCACCTTCGCGGCCGGCGTGTGGACCATCACCGCAACCTTGTACGTCGATGGGACATCCCGTGGCTCCATCGTTTACGGGTCAACCCCGGCGACACTCACCTACCGTGCCCCCGTCTCAATGTCGCTGGTTGCGTCGGTTTAGGCCATGACTGATTTCGATACCTCATCCGGTCTGGGTGGCGGGGCGGTCCTGCGGCTCACCGTCAACCAGACATCGCAGAACACCGGGGCTAACCAGTCCACTGACTCGTACTCCCTCACGCTCATCAAGGGTGCGTACAACTCTTTCGATCTGACGAACACGATCACTTGGGCCGCGAACATTGACGGCACAGCGAGTTCGGGCACGTTCTCGTTTGACTTCCGGGCCGGCGCGTCTACGTCGCAACTTATTACGTCCGGGTCGAAGACCGTCACACACAACGGTGACGGCACGAAGACGATTAGTGTTTCCGGGTCGATCGGGTCGACCGGCACGTCGACGGGTGGCCCCGCAACAGCCTCCGGCTCGTTTGCGCAGACGATTATCCCTCCGGTGGCCGTGCCAACCGGGGCGTTGGTGTCGCGGTTGTCGCACACCCTGAATCAGCCGTTGGAATATTTGGCTTTGGCTACCACGGAAGCTGCGGCGTTCGCGGCCATCCAGGCTACTGCTGCTGAGATCACCCTGGCAGCGCTGCCCTCCGATCTGTCGTCCGCAGCGGTGTCGCTTCCGGTGAATGGCATCTCCGCGCTGGATGCTTTCAACCAGATCGTTCGCACGGAACAGGGCTACATTTACACGGCAACCAGCGGGACGCTGCTGGCACCGGTGCAGACCGTGAACGTTCGGGCGCGGACCCGACCTGCCACCGTTTCCTACACATTCGACTCGTCCACCGAAATCTCCGATGTGCCCGCATTCATTCGGGACATCACCAACGTTGCATCAACGGTCACCGCGGCAGGCCCGTCCCTGTCCGCGACCTACACCGACCCGACTCTGACCAGCCGTGCCGGGTCCGCAAACATTTCCGAGTCAGTGTTGAACACCGCCTCCGTTGATCTGCTGGCCTACGCGCAGGACCGTTCCATCCGCGGGAAGAACACGAACCTTCGCGTGGTGTCGATCAGCATTGATGCGCTCACCACCCCAACAAATCGACTCGCAGATCTGCTGGCGATGGTTCCCGGTGATCGTATCCAGGTCGCCGGACTGCCCTCCACCACTCTGGGGTTCACGACCTGGGATGGGTGGCTGATCGGTGGTAGGGAAACGCACCGGGTCGGCAACAGTCCCACCCACAAGTTCGAGATGTTCCTGGCCCCCGTTCTTCCGGCCACCGCCATTTTCGACACCAACTATTTCATGGCCGATGGTGCGTTGACCCTCTCTGCCAGCCTCACGAACGTGGCCACCACGATGTCTGTCACTACATCGGTAGCTACGACTCTCCTCGAGACGGTCACATTCCCGTACACGCTGATTATCGACACGGAACAAGTCACAGTCACGGCGTGTACGACGGCAGCACCTCAGGTTGCGACGATCACCCGCGCAGTCAACGGGACTGCCGCAGCCGCTCACTCGTCGGGCGCTGCCGTCGAAGCGGCCGTGCCCTCCTTGTACGCCTTCTAGCCCGAGCTCAGTTTCGGCAGTTACCCGCCTGTCGCGGGCCATTGGAGCGCCCTCATGGCTTTGTCTCTGGCTACGGTTGGCGCGAAGATCACCGCCACTTTCGTCAACCTGATCATCGCCCGTGTGAACCGGCAAGGTGTCACCGCGATCATCCCCACCTCGGTTGCGGGCACCACAGTAACAGTCTCAGCTACCGGTGTGGTGTCATTCACCGCGGCGACTAGCGTCAGCATCAACGGGTGCTTCACCACCGAGTTTGACAACTACGAAATTGCGCTCAACGTCACCAGTATCGCGACCGCCGCGAACTTGGAATTGCGTCTCAGAGTAGCTGGCACGGACCTTTCGACCTCCACATACCTCTACGGGGGCACATCGAACAATGGGGCTGGTGCATCTACCGGATCGAACGGCACGACCGCAGGGTTCTATCTGACCCGTAACCCGGTCGGTGCCGTGAGTGGTGCCGGTAAGGTCATCGTCTTCTCGCCCATGTTGGCTGCTGCGAAGCGGATCATCTCAACGATGGCGACTGCTAACGCCACCTACGTCACGGGCGACACGGTGGGCGGCACTCAGGCGAGCACATCTCTGCATGACGGTTTGTCGATCATCAACGATGGCGGCTTCGCAATGGCCGGCAGCGTCACTGTCCGCGGTCTGAGCAACTAAACAGGAGCGCTAAATGGCCAACCTCGCCCCCATTCTTTACAGCAACGCTACGGTCAGCGCCCCTCACGCGCCGTCGATCAATGCGGCGTTCAAGGAGCTGTACGACCTCTGCGGTATCAAGCCGCAGGTGCTCAATGCGGCGGAGTCTGAGGCTGCCGGGTTCGGGTACATCTCGGGTGGGTCACGCGACCTGGCGCAGTCCAACGCGGCCGGTACTGGGGCTGCCAGTGACCACTTCGAGAGTAACGCGGAACATCACGCAGCCGTCGACATCAACAACCAGCGCGCCTTCCGCAATGCGCTGGGTGATGCCGTGTTCGAGGGTGTCCTTGCCAAGCACGGCTGGCACAACATCACCATCGACGGTGCACCGTTCCCGACCGAGCCGTGGCACTTCGCCAACCATGATGCCGTCCCGCAGCGGGCGAGCCTCGACACCACCACCTTCGACAACACGGAAGAAGAAGAAATGATCCAGCCCCTCAACACCCGCGTGATCCGCAGCGATCCGAAGGCTGGCGGTGACGGCAACATTGTGATGCTGTACCCGTCCGGTGTTGCGGTCATCGGAGACCCCCTCATCCGGGATATCGGTTCCGCTGATGGGCAAGCCATGATGGCCGGTCAGCCGAAGAACGCTGAAGGCCACTACTGGATCGATCTGCCCAAGGATCGGTTCGGATGGGAGATCGACCGCCATCGTGCCCTCCTCGCGGCCGACGACGCACACATCACAGCCCTCATCAAGACCGTCACCGGCAAGTAGTCCTTCTCCTAACACCCCGGAGAGGGGCCAAGCATGGCAGCAGAGATCCCACCCGGTTCGGTGATCGTCACCCCACAGGACATGTGGCAAGCAATCGGAGAAATCCGCGACAGCTCGCACCGCACTGAGGGAACCATCAACGAGCTCAAGAACATGGTCAACCCAGCTTTAGGCGACCTGAAAGCGGACTACGCCAAGCTCGAGGTTCGCGTAGTTGATCTTGAGCGGTCGTCATGGTCATCCAAGTGGGTGCCCGCAATCGTCATGGCCGTCCTGTGTTCCACGATCGCCGGAATCCTCGTGTACATCGTCACCCACATCACCCCATAGAAACGGAGCACCATCATGTTCAGCGACTCACCCACCGTCCGCAAGATCATCTACGGACTCGCGATCGCCTCCAACGTGGCATCGTTCTTCCTCACCGCAACATTCCCGGACCTGTCGGCGGCGTTCCTGGCCACCTCGACCCTGCTCACAGGCGTTGCCGGCGTGACAGCCCTCAGCAACATCACCCCCACCAGCTGACCCCCACCAGCCCCAATAGCCCGGCCCCCTGTCTTCGGACTCGGGGCCGGGCTATTCTGCGCAATTCGATACTACGTGTCGGGGGTGAGTCCAAATATGTCCACCGGATGGGCGGCTGCCTCTGTTGCCGTTTCGATGCCCAGCCCACCCGTCTCTGCGAGGGCGACTGCGGCGGCGACAATCTCGTCTTGTACCCGAGCGAGCTGTGTAGGGGTTGCGTCGGTGATGTCAGCCATTCGGGCTGCCACAGTCAGATTGGGTGGTGTGATGTCGATCGCCGCGGCGACCGCTTCCGCTTGAGTGACAGCATCGACCGGCACCTGCTCGCCGCGCAGTCCCGTGTAGTCAGTGACATCGACCAGCCATGAGCGTGGTTCGGTGGCGGCGAGTACCTCGCTAATAGCACACCGGTCCTGCAACGTCACCCTGCACACCAGTCGTCGTGACCGCGGCGATGAAAACGCAGTTGGTGTCCGAGGGGACATTGCTCACCTGTATTGAGGTGGCAAGGATCGGAGTTTGCCGATCGCCGTGAGTGTAACCGCTGTCCGTGACATCAACCCAGTAGTGGTCGAATATTGTGCCATTCATATCCGCTGCGTTCCATGACACAAAGACCCCGCCTGAACCATCAGACGAGATGGTGATTCCGGTGGGCGCGAATGGCGCTGCCGGTGGCGCGGGGGGAGCTTCTGGGGCGGCGGGCGGCGCGACTGGCGCGGCAGGCTGGGGCCCGGGATTGGGTTGAGCTGGGGCACCGCCCGTCCCAGGGGTGCTGGGCTCGGTTGTTGCTGTCACGCCTGGCACGTCTAGCGGCTGTGCGGATGGTGAAGCGGTGGGATCGCTGGATGGCGTCACGGTCACCGCTGAAGACACCGGTTCGAAAGCGTTCGATGCTGCGACTGCTGCCGCGGCCGCACCGCCACCTCCGGCAAGGAGGACTGCGCCGATCACGGCGCTCGCAACAATGTGTGCGCGGATCCACTCTTGCGGTTTTGAGCCGGCCATCAGGTGCTCCCTAATTCATCTGCGCCGCAGTGTACGCCGTTTTCGAGGGAAACTCTAGAGCATTCATCCGCGCGCCCCCACCGCGATCGGTCAGCGAAACTGGACAGGAACTTTTGACAGTTGATCGGGGCAGTATGCCTTGACGCTCGCAGCCATGAACTCCCCCGCTTCTGTCGACGGCATTCCCTTTGACAGGGTGGCCACGTCGTCATCCCATGGGACCACAGAATTTGGATCGATCAGGGTCTCGCAGATGAGTTTCCCAACCTTCCGAATGTTGGGGTTACTGTAGTTCGCGTAGTACGGGATGTTGATATGGACGTACTGGAAGTACGCCTTCTCCTCGTTGGACCCCTGTGCCGCGGGCTCTGCTGCACAGCCCGCCAAAAGGAGCGTGGCTACGACCGCGGGGACGAGCGTCCGAGTGACCAT